CCAAGGATCTGTTGTATGTAATGGTTTATATTATGATTTAGAGTATGAAAATATTTTTGTAGAGTCTGCTGTAAAAGCCAATTCAATTGGTGTTACTATGACCCGTAAAATTAAGCGCATTGGTACATCAAATATCAAAGACTTAATTGAGCAAAGAAAACTAATAATAAACGATGCAGAAACCATTTTAGAACTATCAACCTTTGAAGCAAGAGGTAATTCTTATGAAGCTTCAACTGGTAATCATGATGACTTAGTAATGAACTTAGTTCTATTTGGATGGTTTTCAACAAATGCATTTTTCGCAGAGCTTACAGATATTGATATGAAGTCTTTATTATATTCTGAAAGAATTAAAGCAATGGAAGAAGAAATTGTTCCGGTTGGATTCTTTGAGGATGGCAGAGAAGATAAGTACGAAAGAGAAGGTGGTATGGTCTGGGAGACCGTAGATACTGGAATTTACTAATCTTATAAATATAATCGAGTGAATAAATAAACGTATTATGATATCATATTATATCCCGAGCTTATAATCTTTTTTGGAGAGGAATACACATGGCTTTTCTAGTATCACCAGGAGTTCAAGTCAAAGAAATTGACTTGACGAATGTGATTCCAGCTGTATCTACCAGTATTGGTGGATTTGCTGGCGCATTCAACTGGGGTCCTGTAGAAGAAATCCGCACACTAGGTTCAGAAAAAGAACTTGCGGCGGTCTTCGGCACCCCAGATAATCAAACCGCGGTATACTTCCTAACAGCAGCTAGCTTCCTAACTTATGGTAATGCATTAAAAGTTGTCCGTGCTGAAACAGCCGGCATGCTTAATGCTACCACAGGAGCAACTGGTCTTTTAGTGAAGAATCGCGATCATTTAGACGACGTAACAACCACAGCCTTTGAATTTATTGCTAAGTATCCAGGTACTTTAGGTAATTCATTGAAAGTAGATGTATGTCCAGCAGACACAACAGTCTTTACTGGATGGGCATATGCAGATCAATTCGATGCTGCACCGGGTACATCTGACTTTGCAGCTGATCGTAGCTGTTCAAACGATGAAATGCATATTGCAGTAATTGATGAAGATGGCGCATGGTCAGGAGTTCCAGGAACAGTTCTTGAAACTTTCCCATTCGTATCACAAGCATCTGATGCAAAATCAGCGCAGGGCACATCCAACTATTGGATTGATGTTATTAATGGTACATCATCCTATGTTTGGGCTGGAGATGCTCCAGCATTATTAACACATGCAGGTGACAGTACTGAAACCCGTGGAGGCGATTACTTAGATGCTATTACCGCCGCTACAATTTCAGAATCATTGGCAGCTGGTGCTGATAATAATGTACCATCAGTTGGTGAAATTCAGCTTGGTTTTGATATGTTCGAAGATGCAGAAACTGTAGATGTAAATCTATTGTTTGCTGTACCAGGCGCAAATGGTGGCGACGACGTTACTCTTGCTAACGATCTATTAAGCATTGCAACATCGCGTAAAGATGTAGTTGCATTTGTTTCTCCTCCAATCGAGGACACAGTAGGAACTGCTACACCAGCAGCAGATGTTAAAGCATGGGCTGATCAGCTCACATCGACATCTTATGGTGTAATTGATTCTACTGCAATTAAAGTATACGACAAGTACAATGATGTGTATCGCTGGATTCCAGCTGCAGGTCACATGGCTGGTCTATGTGCTAATACAGACAACGTGGCCGATGCATGGTTCTCACCAGCAGGCTTTACACGTGGTCAAATCTTGGGTATTACAAAGATTGCTTTCAATCCTAAGCAAGCTGATCGTGATACTCTTTATAAAGCACGCATTAACCCAATTGTTTCTTTCCCTGGTCAGGGCACTGTACTATATGGTGATAAGACTGCACAAGCTAAACCTTCTGCATTCGATCGCATCAACGTACGTCGTCTATTCGTCACCTTGGAAAAAGCAATTGCAACTGCTGCCAAATTCCAACTCTTTGAATTCAACGACGAATTTACCCGTGCAATGTTCCGCAATATGGTAGAACCATTCTTGCGTGATGTTAAAGGTCGTCGTGGTATTACAGACTTTGCAGTTGTATGTGATGCAACAAACAACACTGGAGAAGTTGTAGATACAAACCGTTTTGTTGCGGATATCTACATTAAACCAGCACGTTCTATTAACTTCATCACATTGAACTTCATCGCGACTCGTACCGGCGTTGAATTCTCTGAAATTATTGGTCAATAAGGAGAATAAACAATGGCAATCTTAGGCGTAGATGATTTCAAATCAAAGCTAGTTGGTGGTGGCGCACGTTCTAACCTTTTCAAGGTAGAAATGGGTTTTCCAGCTGGTATCGCAGGTGCAGCTGAATCTGAAGTAGGTGGTTTCTTAATTAAAGCCGCTCAACTTCCGGCTTCTGTTATTGCACCAATCACTGTTCCATTCCGTGGGCGTCAACTTCAAATTGCGGGCGATCGTACTTTTGAACCTTGGACAATTACGGTAATGAATGACACAAACTTCTTGTTGCGTGATGCATTCGAGCGTTGGATGAACTATATCAACTCTCACAATGCAAACAGCGGTGAAGTTACTCCATCAAACTATTTTGCTGATGCATCTGTTTATCAGCTTGATAAAGATGGAAGTGAAGTCAAAGCATATACATTCCGCGGCATGTGGCCAACGAACGTAGCAGCAATTGATGTTTCATTCGACAATGAAAATGCTATTGAAGAGTTCACAGTTGAACTCCAAGTACAGTATTGGGAATCAAACACCACTACTTAATAGCATATAAATAATAGCAGAGGGGTTTATCTCCTCTGCTTATTATTAACGTAGGAAGATTTAATGGCTGAATTATTTGGTTTCGAAATAAAGCGAAAGAAAGAGCAAGAACAAGAAGACGCTAAAAAGCAATCTTTTGTTGCTCCATTAGAGGATGATGGTTCTAGTTATGTTCAAGCTGGTGGTGGCCACTTTGGCCAGTACATTGACTTGTCTGGAACTGAAGGAGCTAAATCTGAAGCTGATCTAATCCGACGTTATAGAGATATTGCAATGCATCCAGAGTGTGATGCAGCAATTGAAGATATTATTAATGAGTCTATTGTATCAGATACTAAATCTGCGCCAATTGATCTAGTAACTGATGATTTAGATCTACCTGATAATGTTAAAAAACTTGTAAGACAAGAATTTGAAAATGTAGTTGAACTATTGCAGTTTAACCATTATGGACATGAAACATTCCGTAAATGGTATGTTGATGGCCGTTTGTTTTACCACATCATTGTTGACGAAAAGAGCCCTAAAAAGGGTATTTTAGAGTTACGTCCAATTGATCCTACACGTATCCGTAAAGTAAAAGAGATTGAAGAAGAAAAAGATCCTAAGACTGGCGCTCAAATTATTAAGAGTGTTAAGGAATATTATCTTTATCAAGATACTTCAATGTCAAAGTCTAACTCAGGCTTAAAGATTTCTAAAGATGCTATTCAATATACTACATCAGGTTTGTTGGATACATCTCGTAAAAACGTTCTTTCTTACTTGCATAAAGCAATTAAGCCAGTGAATCAACTTCGTATGATGGAAGATTCATT